TATGTCAGAAATTCAAGTTAATAAGACTGTTGCTGCTAAAAATGTGGTCGATATTCAGACTAAACCACAAGAAACGCAAGCTAAACTTATGACTGCTATCTCTACAAACCTACCAAATGAGGACGATAAAATATCCGCAGAGTTTGATAGAAGGGTAAAAATAGCTGAATTAATGCTTAAAGAGGCTGATATGGACCAAAACTTAGAGATTGTCAAGCAACAAATGCAATCTAGTAACAAACCCTTGACAAATTAAGATTTCTATGCTATAATTGTTATATAAACTCTCATTATACACTACTTTTATTAAAAAGGCAATAGATGGATCGAGAATTACAAGAATACTACGAAAATAGATTTAGCACTATGGCTACAAAAGGTTGGGAAGACTTCATGGAAGACACTCAAAACCTTTATGATACATACAATAAAATTAATACAGCTGATTCGTTTGAAGAGTTTCATAAACGAAAAGGTCAAATAGATATACTTCAATGGATTCTGTCGCTTAAAGGTGCTTCAGAGCAAGCCTACGAGGAGTTAAAGAATGAAGAAGTTGTTTGAGTTCCATTGTTCCACTTGTGATAATCACTTTGAGGAATTAACGGAGTACACACAAACTTTTCCATGCCCTAAATGCAATTCTAACGCTGATAAGATCATCAGTGCACCTAGAGTTAGCTTAGAGGGTTGGTCAGGAAGCTTTCCAGGTGCAGCCGATGCTTGGGATAAAAAGCGTAAACAAAAATTGGCTGAAGAACAAAAGCAGAATGCCGCTTGAAATTCTTTCCTAAAATGCTAAACGCACAGGAGAAATAATATGGCAGGATTAATAGATGAAGTGTTAGTAAATGATTTGGAAGCTTCTAATCTCGTAGACAAGGCTCAAGACCTCGCAGTCGAAGAACCCAAGGTTGAAGAGAAAGTAGAAACTAAACCAGTAGATGATGTCCCTGAAAAGTATCGTGGTAAATCACTAAAAGATATTGTTTCGATGCACCAAGAAGCTGAAAAGCTAATAGGTCGTCAAGGCAGTGAAGTTGGTGAACTACGACAAGTAGTGGACGACTTTATTAAGACTCAAACAGCTAAGGAATCCAAGACACAAGAAGCAACAGAAAGTGACGATGATTTTTTCATTGAACCTAAAACCGCAGTAAAAAGGGCAATTGATAACCACCCTGCAATTAAAGAAGCACAGAATCAAGCATTAATGATGAAAAGGGAACAAACTCTTTCTCAGCTTAAATCTGAATTTCCTAATGTAGGTGAAGTTGTACAATCTCCTGAGTTTGCTGAGTGGATTAAGAATTCAAGAGTCCGTACAGAGCTATTTGCTAGAGCAGAGACACAGTTTGACTATGATTCTGCTAAAGAACTTCTCTCTACATGGAATGATAAACAGTCTATCACTAAAAAAGTAGCAGAAACATCCAAGGTTGACCGAGACCAGCAATTAAAAGCTGCTGATGTTGGAAGCAAAGGAGCTACTGAATCTGTTGCAAAGAAGAAATATCGTCGAAGCGATATTATTAAACTCATGCAGTCCGATCCTGATAAATATGATGCTATGTCTGAAGAGATTATGTCAGCATATCGAGAGGGTCGTGTAATTTAACTATTTAGAAAAGGATTTTTATCATGGCTTTAGGTACCGATCAAGTAAGTATTACCACAGCAGCAACCTTTATTCCCGAAATTTGGAGTGACGAGATTGTAGCTGCGTACAAAAAGAATTTAGTAGCAGCAAATTTATTTAAAAAAATGTCTTTCGTTGGTAAGAAAGGTGATACAGTTCGTATCCCTGTTCCTACACGAGGTACTGCAGCTATTAAAGCAATAAATACACAAGTAACTCTTCAAGCAGCTACTGAAACAGATATCGCTGTTTTAATTGACAAACACTATGAATATTCAAGATTAATTGAAGACATGGTTGAAGTACAAGCTCTATCATCACTTCGTCGTTTCTATACAGATGACGCTGGTTATGCTTTAGCTAGACAAGTTGACACATCATTAATCCAATTAGGTCGTACATTTAATGGTGGATCAGCTGTAACTTATGGTAACGCATACATCGGTGGTGATGGTACTACTGCTTACACATCAAGTTCATCAAATGCTTCTGCATTGACATCTGCTGGTATCCGTAGAACTGTACAACGCTTAGATGACAATGATGTTCCAATGGAAGGTCGTTTCTTCTTGATTCCTCCTTCAGCAAGAAACACATTAATGGGTATTAGTGAGTACACAGCTCAATCCTTCGTTGGTGAAGTTGGTGCTGGTAACACAATCCGTAATGGTGAAATTGGTTCATTATATGGTATTCCAGTATTTGTCTCTTCAAATGTGGATACTGCAACTGGCGGTGCTCGTATTGCCCTTATGGGTCATAAGGACTCTGCTGTGTTAGTTGAACAAGTAGGTGTTCGTTCACAAACACAATACAAACAAGAATATTTAGGTACTCTATACACTGCAGATACTCTCTATGGTGTTAAAGAACTTAGAGATGGTGCTTGTATTCCTCTAGCAGTTCCTGCTTAATGCAACTTAGCCCTTCGCAAGAGGGGCTATTTTTATGTTTATTCTTTGAGTGAACATAAAGATACTTAAAGGAGATTGTTATGTTAGTTAGAGAAAAAGCCACAGGTCAAGAATTATATGTTACTGAGCAAGATGTTAAAATGTATGCTAACAGCTCAGCTTGGGAAGTAGTTAAGGAAACTGTTAAAGCTCCTAAAGAGCAAGTAACAGAAAAGCCAAAAGCCACTAAAGAGAAAAAAGAAGGTATTTTAAGTAAACTCTTTAATTAAGGAATAATTATGGCAATTTATAGAGGTCCAGGCGGACCAGGTGATGCTACAACAGATGCAACCAGTGAAGGTATAGTAGCGTCTAATGCTGCTACCGCAGCTGCTGCAAGTGCTGCTACCGCAAGTACTCAAGCTGCAAATGCTACCACAAGTGCTACTGCTGCCTCTGCAAGTGCTAGTTCTGCAACAAGTTCTGCATCTAGTGCAACAAGTTCAGCTTCTACAGCAACTACCCAAGCAACTAATGCTTCTAATTCAGCAACTGCAGCTCAAACTGCAGAAACTAATGCTGAAACAGCTGAAACAAATGCCACTGCTAGTGCTGTTTTAGCTAATGATTGGGCTACAAAGACTTCAGGTGCCGTTGCAGGTGGAGAATTTTCAGCTAAATACCATGCTTCTTTAGCATCTACTTCTGCTTCTAATGCTTCAACTTCTGCAAGCAATGCTTCAGCCTCTGCCTCAACTGCCTCTACACAAGCTTCTAACGCAAGCACATCTGCAACTAATGCAGCTAATAGTGCAACTGCTGCTGCAGCTTCTTATGATTCATTTGATGACAGATATTTAGGTGCTAAAGCATCTGCTCCTACAGTAGATAATGATGGAAATTCTTTATTAACTGGTGCTATCTATTGGAATACAGCATCTAATGCTTTATTTATTTGGGATGGAAGTGCATGGAATGCTGCTGCCTTTACAGCGTCAGGCTCAGTAACTGCTTTTAATACAAGAACAGGTGCAGTAACCCTCTCTTCAAGTGATGTAACTACTGCTTTAGGATTTACTCCAGGACAAGGTACTGTTACAAGTGTATCAGGAACATCTCCAGTATCAGTGGCAACAGGAACTACAACTCCAGTAATATCTATACCTGCTGCAACAACATCTGTAAATGGTTATCTAACTTCTACAGATTGGACAACATTTAATAGTAAACAAGCTGCTTTAGTAAGTGGCACAAACATTAAAACAGTAAATAGTACATCACTACTTGGCTCAGGTGATGTAAGTGTAGGAGTAACATCAGTTACAGCTACTAGCCCAGTAACTAGCACAGGTGGAGCTACACCAGTTATTGCTATGCCAGCAGCTACTACAAGCGTAAATGGTTATCTTACAAGTACAGATTGGAATACCTTCAATAGTAAGTCTAATACAAGTGGAACAGTCACAAGCGTTGCAGCCTTAACACTAGGTACAACAGGTACTGATCTAACTTCAACAGTAGCTAATGGTACTACTACACCAGTTATCACTTTAAATGTACCTACAGCATCAGCTTCTAATAGGGGTGCATTATCCTCTGCTGATTGGACTACTTTTAATAATAAAGGAAGTGGTACAGTAACCTCAGCTTCAGTGGTTTCAGCTAACGGCTTTGCAGGTACAGTAGCAACTGCTACAACAACCCCAGCTATCACATTAACAACATCTATTACAGGTGTATTAAAAGGAAATGGTACAGCACTTAGTGCAGCAACTGCTGGCACAGATTATGCAGTTCCTACAACAGCATCTACATGGTCAACATCACAGCGTGGTACAGTGACTACAGACAATGATGGATCATTTGATATGTCTGTTACTAACAACTTTAAATGCACACCTACAGCTACTTTTGCTCTTACATTTACTAACATTACAGCAGGTCAATCAGGCTATGTATTATTAGTAAACACTGGTGGCTACACTGTAACAGCAGCAGCAACTACAAAAGTAAATACTACATTCTTAGCTACAGTATCAGCAGCAGGTACATATCTACTATCATACTTTACAGATGGTACTAATGTTTATGTAACTACTGGTGGAGCAATGGCTTAATGGCTATTTTAAACAATAGTAATGCTATCTCTAGTGGTGGTTATGACATAAATAACTCACTTCGCTTTAGAAGTAGTGCTAGTGCTTATTTAAATAGAACTTTTGCAACTACTGGCACAAATAATAAAATTCAAACATTCTCTGCATGGGTAAAACGAGGTCTATTAAGTAGTTCAGCAAATTATAGATTAATGGGTTGCTATAACGGAAGTGCTAGTTACTCTACAGAAATTAATTTTTCAAATGATGCTTTAAGAATAGAGTTTGGTGGCTCTGCAGCCTATGAGTTAAAAACAACTCAAGTATTTAGAGACCCAAGTGCTTGGTATCATATTGTATTAGCTATTGACACAACACAAGCAACATCTTCTAATAGAATTAAAATGTATGTAAATGGAAGTCAAATTACTGCATTTGCAACTGCAAATTATCCAGCTCAAAATGATACTTCACAATTAACAAGTGCAAACGCTAATAATAAAATTGGAGCAAATTGGTCAAACTCTGAACCATTTGATGGTTACATGGCAGAAGTCAACTTCATTGATGGACAAGCTCTAACACCATCATCATTCGGTGAAACAGATACAACTACAGGTTCATGGAAACCTAAAGCCTACACTTCTACTTATGGCACTAATGGCTTCTACCTTAAATTCTCTGACATAGCTACTAC